CGCTAAGCACATCCCCGGTTACTTTCGTAACCGGGATGCTACGCGATTGAAGGAGTTTGCTGATACCTTTGGGTCGCCACAGTTGTATTGCGACCCACACTCGTATTTCGCGAACAAGTTAATTATTAACATGTTTAAGAAATATCCAACCAACATGGGCGTTGATACGCGTGGAGCTTCGCTCCGTACGTATGCAAAGTCCGAGCGTGATTGTATGGTAACTGATTTTAGGTTACGTAATACAACCCGGTCAATCTCCAATCCTTATTGGAGGTTGATAGAAAGGGCTACAGATATTGTAGCTCACGTGTTGGGAGAGTGTGACTATGCCACCTTTGTAGATGGCATGCGTCATGGTGACGGGTCAGCAGTAGGTTTGACACGTCCAAAGACAACCGAACCTTATCGGTGGTTGGCGGATTGGTCGGTAACAAAACCTGCTGAAAAGCACGTGTTGGAGGGGTTGAAGTCTACCCCCTTCCATCCGCGCTTGGCCAGAGTCGAAGGTAATTCCTTCGGAACTGTACCTAAAACGATGTGGACTGATCGATCAATCGCAACAGAGCCTCTAGGAAACTTGTTTGCGCAACTATCTTTAGGAGATATGTTGCGTAAGCGCCTCCTAGAGGTGACTGGCATTGATTTGACAGATCAGACTCATAACCAGTCTTTAGCACGTTTGGGATCGGTGGATAAATCTTTGTCCACTATTGATCTTTCAAGTGCAAGCGATACCATATCAGGGGCCTTAATACAGCTCCTGTTTCGTGGCTCGCTTGATTGGTATGAGCTTCTAACGGATACCCGTAGCTCGAGAACTCACCTTGGTGGGCTCGAATGGACTACGCCGTGGAAGTTTTCAAGTATGGGAAATGGTTTTACATTCCCACTTGAGAGTCTGGTGTTCTATGCAATCACCAAAGCTGCTTTGCAGCTTTGCGGCATCACTGGGACCGTCTCTGTTTATGGAGACGATATTATTTGTCCCAGCGCCGGCTACCAGTATGTGACAGACGCACTTAAATTCTGCGGGTTTACTCCCAATGAATCAAAGTCGTTCACGGGTTCGCAACCTTTTCGCGAATCTTGTGGGTCTGACTGGTGGAATGGCATAGACGTCCGCGCCCCAAATAATAGCAATCCTCTTCTGTTCGAGAGCCAACGGTACAAGATTTTTAATGATCTGGTATATGTTGATCAGCTCTTTGAAGGGGCCCTCCCTCGTCCTGGTATGTTATCCGGGACGCTGGACTATTGTTGGAGTCGTTTTCACCTTTCTCTCTTTGGTCCTCCTACCGAAGATAGAACCTCCCATGTACATGCAGCGCCGCAAGATTTGCGGAAGCATGGTTATGCTGTGAAGGAGAAGGAACGCGGTCGTAAAAAACCGTTCTTCCAATCCCTCCAGTATAGGACCCGAGTTGTAACACCAATCAACTTTCGGGACCCGGGAGACGCTCTGTTCGAAGAAGTCTTGAAGGAACTAGCCTTATCCAGAGGTGAAATCCGGAAAGACCACTCGCATTTCGATACCTGGCTAGCAGCTGTTGCTGTTAGTCGTGGTGCCGTGATCGAGTTTCCAGCAGTGCAGGTGAGCCCTGGGAGGTTTCATAGGGGAAATAAAATCCAAGTATTGGATTCTTTTCTCTATGTAAAACTCCTAGCGGTGTGGTACGGTAAAACCCTTACATTTGATGACTATATTGCGCTTGAACAACGCGATATGGTTCGGAGGAATGTAAGGTGGGTTAGTCTAGGATGGACTGACCCCCGGCTAGTTCCTGAAGTTTCTCGCTCC